CTAAACTCAATGCAAGAATTATAAAACTTGCTTCTAACTTATTGATGAATGCAAAGAGTCTTGTAAACATTAAGTTTAAACAAAACTATACAGAGTTTCAACAATTACTTGAACCATTAGAAAAAGAAGCTAGTAAACAAGGTAAGAACGCATTTGATTTTATAGGAAGAATAACCCCATCAGGATTAAAACTTATTAATAAAATTGATCCTAAATTTTGGGCTCAACTTAAAGAAGCTTCTGAGAAAAAAGACGTTGATTTCTTCTTAAGAAACATAAACGTTGATAAATATAACAGATTAGCAAAAGAAGAAATTAATAAAGGAATACAAGTTATAAACGATACAACTTATTCATCTGAAGAAGAAGAAGATGTACGTATAAGAGAATTCAGAATAAGTAAACTAAAAGACTCCCTTGATATAAACAGAGATTCATTTAATGGATTCAATAGATACGAGTTCAAAAAACTAGTTAATCAAACATTAAAAGAAGACAAGTTATATTCTAATGAGTTTAGAGAACTTATTAAAAACAAGCCTGCATATGACATGTGGCAATATTTCACTGCACTTAATAATAAAGCTAAGTTGCTTGGATATATTTCAGAAAAAGAAACTTCCTTCTTCCCATTAATAGAAGCTACTACAATTCAGAAGTTTGCAAAAAATAAAGACTTCTTAGGTCAAGCAAGTGAGAGTTTTTGGAAAGATCTTTATCAAACAAGAATTAACGAAGAACAAAATCTTTCTAAGATTGATCCTGAGACAGGAAAGGTTAGAAAAGAAATTCCTAAATACTTTACCAAAACAGACAAAGATGTAAGTCAGCTATCTACAGATCTTAATAAAGTGGGAGCTATGTGGATTAAATCATTATTGGAGTATGAGAAGTCTGCAAACATGGAAGAAACTATGCAGACACTTCTTGCTGTTGAAAAAGCAAAAGGTTCATTAATGAAAGATCAAGAAGGTAGAATCATATTTGATGAACAAGGTCCAAAGGTAAATGAAGCAGAAAATAGAAATGCTATTGTATTAGAAACAATCATCGATGATGGACTATACAAATTAACAGAAGACTTAGGATCTTTAGGAAATATTGGAATTGGTAAAGTTGGAGAGAAGCTTGGTAAAACAGAAGAAGACAAATCAAAGAAAGCAGTTAACATTAAGAAAGGACTTAAGAATCTTGATACATTAACTAGAGCTCTTGCTGTTGGTCTTAAACCTCTTATTGGACTTGCAAACTGGGCAGGTGGTCAGTTCCAATCTTACATCAATGCTGGAGGAATGTATCGCTTTAGAGAGTTTGAGAAAAACAATGGAAAAATTAGTTTACCTTTTGGTAAAGGATTGTCAACTATTGAGAAAGGTTTATTAGATTTAATTGTTCCATTGAATGATGACATTGTTACAGAAGAAGCAAGAAGAGCTACATGGGAGAAAGGTCAGTATGCTAAATGGTTAGGTACATGGACATTCTCTGACACAATGATGATAACTAACTCATTTGGTGAGAAGAAATTACAATTTGCTAATGCAATGAGTTTTAATGACAACTCAATGGTTGTAAATGGAAAGATTGTAAACATTAGACAATTTATAAAAGCTCAAGATAGAGCAGCTAAATATGATCTTTCTGAATCAGCAAGAAAGGAACTTGAAAAAACATTTGAAGAAAGAGTTCAAGAACTTAAAGAATCTTCTTCTTTAGCTAAGGTTGCTAAGATTGAAAATGATAAACTTGTTATTCCTGGAGTTACTGATGAAGAATTAGCTAAGTATAGAACTACAGTTATTGAGTATGGTAGAAAGCTTAATGGTCAAATGAATGAAGACAACAAAGCTGGCTACAGAAGAGATACAATCATTTCATCATTTATGATGTTTAAGACATGGATTCCTAAATTAGTTTCTGAACGTGGAATGGACATTACTAAAAATGTTGAACTTGATGAATGGGAATATGGTAGAGTTAGACTTTTCTTTAAAACTTGGAATCAATTAGGAACAAGAAATCTTTTGAAGATGCGTGAGATCATCAATGGTACTGATGAAGGTTTACGAATCTTAGATGAAATGCTTGAAGCAAAAAAAGATGATTACTATAAAAAAACTGGCCAGGTTCTTGAGATAACCACTGAGGAGTTTTATGATCTTGTAAGAAAAGAATTAACTAATGAAATGAAAGAGTTAAAACTTTTATTAATTGTTGCTGCAATGATGTTTGCAGCTGCTGCTGCTGAACCACCTGAAGATGCTGATGATCAAACAAAAAATTTATATAAATTAGCTGCTAGAGGATTGCATAAAATTTCTGATGAGATTACATTCTATTATAACCCTGTATCTTTTGAAGGTATGACTAAAGGTTCTGTACTTCCATCATTGAATATAATTACAAAAGCAATGAGAATCTTTAATGCAATAGGTAAAGAGATGGAAGATCCTGACAAAGCATATCCAATGAAGTATTTCTTTGCAATGATTCCTGGAATTTCTCAATTTCAAACTGAGATACTTCCTTACCTTTATCCTGAACTTGCTAAAGAAATGGGCATCAGAGTGAGTGCAGAATCAAGAAGACAGTAATAGCTATATTATGGCATTTATTTACATCTTAGATGCCATATAATATATATAAATTGTTACATTTGCTTACTACAAATTAATCGTTTTTATCAAGGGAGAGAGTGGAAAACTAGTTACAAACTATAACATCATTCTTAAATGAGAACATTTCTTTTACAATTACTAGCAGCCTTACTCTTATTCTTTGCGCCAATTCAACAGTTAGTTATGGTCGTAGGTATAGCAATCATGCTAGACACATTCACAGGTATTTATAAATCAGTTAAATTGAATGGATGGAGATCCATTCGTAGTAGAAAGTTGTCAAATATAATAAGCAAACTGGTTCTTTATGAGGTGTCAATCATTCTCCTCTATCCAATTGATAAATTTTTATTGAACGAACTGTTGCTGAACATTGTTTCAGTTCAATTCTTTTCTACAAAAGTTGCATGTGTTCTTCTTATTCTAGTAGAGCTTACATCAATTAAAGAGAATGTAGAAGCTGCTCTTAAGATTAATATCTGGCAGATTTTAAAAAGAACAATCAACAGAGCAAAAGAAATCTCCCATGATGTAGATGACATAGCCAATCCTAAATAATATATTATGGATAGTCTAGAAGGATTTATTCCAAAATTTTTAAAAGGAGGATGGATTGTTACGTTAATTGGTGCTGCAGGAATGATAGCAAGACTGGCTGTATCTGAAGAAGAGAATGCCATGAATACAATAATCAAGAACATATCTGCTGCAATGATTGCATCTAGCATCTCTTGGTTCATATTAGAACAGTTCGAAATTAATTCAATGATTAAAGCAGTGACATATGGACTTGTTGGATTAAACTCACCAGAACTATTAAAAGGTATAACAAAAATATCTGGTGCGTTCTCTGAAGATCCTGCAAAGTTTATAGCCAATGCTAAGAAAGGTAAAGTTACATCAACTAAAAAACCTGTAAGAAAAAAACCTATAAAGTAATGAATAAGAATACTTCATTAATAGCACTAACTCTAATTATGTTATCAGTTGCAATCTATGGTAAATGGATTGAAGTGAAGATATCAGAAAACGCACGAGCTATCATAGAAGATAGATTAAAACCTCAACCATGGCTATCAAGAGCTTTTGATTACTATGGTACACCTATAGAAGCAAACTTTGTAAATAAAGAATTTTCAGTTGACAAGTTAAAAGAAAATCTTGATTATATAAAAGATTGGAAAAAATCAAGAGACAGTGTGTGGTCAGCATACATTGCTACTGAAATGGTTCCTGAAGAACAGAAAATTATTGATAAAGTAAACGAGGATACAAAAGAAGTTGATGCTATTATAGAAGACATTATAGAAGATGTTGAGAACAATAGGAACTTAGAAGAAGTAGACTCTATAATTAAATCAGGTGTTATAGAAAAGAAGATAACACCAATCATGGATAACATTAACCTACTAATTGATTTACAATCTACAGAAGGAGAAAAGTTAGCAGATGATATGAAGGTTACAATGTATACATTTTCAAACTTCATGATAGGAGTGTTATCGTTATCTTTTATCTTATTAGGTACATTGATATATGATTTTATAAAAACAAAAAGAGAAGCAGCTAAACCTGTAAGAAAACCAAGAACAAAGAAACCAGTTAAACGTACAACCACTAAAAAGAAATAGGTAAATGGGATTTTTTAAAGAATTAGTAAGTGATGACAATTCAATAGATGAGAAAGCATTTGTTGGTGTCATTTCATTTTTTGCAATGGTATTTACATTGTTAGTAGATGTAGTTACAGGGATATGGGGCAAAGAGTTAATCATCAAACAATTTATCTTTGATGGATTTATGACTCTTACAATGATCTGTTTTGGTATAGCCACAGCAGGTAAAGTATTTAGTATGAACAAACAAAAGAAAGAACAAGATGCAACTGAGTAAACACTTATCATTAGCTGAAGTTACAAGAAGTGATTCAGCAAAAAGAAATGGAATAAGCAATGAGCCTACTCCAGCACACTTAGAAAACTTTAAGTTATTAGCTGAAAAAGTATTTGAACCTATTAGAGAACACTTCAAAGTTCCTATTCATATATCTAGTGGATATAGAAGTGCTGCATTAAACAAAAAGATAGGTGGATCACTTACATCACAACATTGTTCTGGTGAAGCAATTGATATCGACATGGATGGTAGTGCAAGTGGTGTTACCAATAAGCAAGTTTTTGATTTCATTAAGCAACATCTAAACTTTGATCAAATGATTTGGGAATTTGGTACAGATTCTAACCCTGACTGGGTACACGTATCATACGAATCAACTGGTAAACAACGTAAGCAAGTTTTGAAAGCTGTTAAACAAGGTGGAAAAACAAGTTATGTACCATATAAGTAAGTTCATAAAACAACAATGGTTAGGAACCATCCTAATTATATTATTCATTCTGTTCTTGGTTTATGGAATAGGAAAGAATAGTGAGTTACAAAAAGAAAAACAACGTCTTGAAAAAGAGATTGAAGTGCTTGAGCAAAAGGAAGAACTACACTGGAATAAACTTGACAGTTTAAAAGTTAGTGAGAGCACTATAATTAAGAAAGAAAAAATATTAATACAGATACAACATGACACAATTAAGATTATTGATACTATGTCTGTTAGTGAGCTTCAAAAGTATTTCACAAACAGATACAATAAAAAAGATAGTATTAGATGAGAGAGTTGGTAGAGAAGTTGTTAAAGACCTTGTAAGAGGAGATATCTGTAGACAGCTCTTATCACTTGCTCAAGAGAAGAATGATGTTCTTAAAAAACAAACTATTGAACTATATTCAATCATTGCAATTAAAGATAGCATCATCTCTAAAAAAGATGAAATAATCACTATACAAGACAAAGCTATTGGCTGGTGGAAGAAACCTGAACTTCATGGATACTTAGGAGTTCAAAGTGTAAATGCCACTATAGTTAATCCATATTTATATGGAACATTATTACTTGAATTTCCTAAATTTAGTTTAGGAGCACAATACTTTGTACAACCAAACAATCCATCAGGATATGGATTTATTGTAGAATATAACTTATTTTAAAACCAATGGCAAAACAAACCAACACAGCAGAAAAGATTTTAAAACCTACGATCAGTCGTCCTGGTGTACACGCAAAAGCAAAGACATCAAAGTTGAAATCTAGCAAACTATACAAGAAATTAAATAAAGGACAGGGATAATGGATTGGCAATTAGAAATATCATTTCATTGGCCACACGATAGACTAGCAATAGGATGGGAAGTCCTACACCCTGATGAGAAATTTGATTATACATCATATGTTCTCTTTCTTGGTTTCATAACAATAACATTAGATATAAATTAATATCTTTGATAACTAATAAATTATAAAGAAATGGGAATACCAAATAGACAAATAGGAATTTATAAAATTACTAGCCCTAGTGGTAAAGTCTACATTGGTCAAAGTTGGGACATTAAAAAAAGATTTTCTAAATATAGAAGTTTACAAAGTGTTTATAAACAAAGAGTTTTATTTAATTCATTTAAGAAACATACGTGGCAAAACCATAAATTTGAAATAATTAAAGAATGTCAGTCTGATAATGTTACACAATTTGATTTGGATGAATTAGAAATTTACTATATTAATTTTTATAAGGATCTTGGATGCAATCTTTTAAACATAAAAGAAGGTGGTCGAGGTGGAAAATTACCTAAAGAATCTATTGATAAAATGTTACAAACTAGAGGAAAATGGAATCATTCTATAGAGAGTAAAAAGAAGATAAGCGATTCTCATAAAGGAATAAAACATTCTCTATCTACAAGAATGAAAATGAAGAATATGAAAAATAGTATGAAAATTATTTTACATAAAGAAACAGGAACATTTTACTTTGGAATAAAAGAAGCTGCTTTGATTTTTAACTTAAATTATAATACCTTGTGTAAAATTTTACAAGGCAAAATTAAAAACAATACTAATTTAATATACATATAAATATGGGTATTCCATCAAGACAGATAGGTTGGGACCAACAGTCAAACTTATTATGGCAACTTCAAGCACAGCTTAATAAATTAGGCAAAACAATGAGTCAATGTTGTGGATCTTCTACAGCAAATTGTATCAGTTTCACTGATATAACTTGGGAAGCATTCATTGCTGCTGTTGATGCAGGAACTATTGCTGATTGTTACTATAACATTATTGACAGACCAAACTCAGGTGATGATCCTTTATACGTTCTTGTTGAAAAGGGACTTCCTAATTTTGACAATGAGGTGAGAAGAGAAGAACAAGCATCAAGTGCTTTGTGTATTACAAGTGATCAAGGAGTGGGATGTTTCAATGTATATGCTGAATCAGAAACTATTTCTTTTGATTATATTGAAGGTGCTACAGTCTATCCTGTTCGATTAAGAGACTGTTCTATTTTTGCTGAAGGAGATGTGGTAACATTTACAAGTTATGAAGCTCCTTTTCCTACATATACAGGAGTTATACATTATGGTTATAATGGTGGGATGGATCAATGTCAAGTATTCTTTCAAATAACAGGAGGAACAGGTGTTATACCACCAAGTCCTGGTAATCCTGAAGGAACATTTAGTAATGGTGTAGATAGTACAGATGGAAGAATTGATACAGATGGAAAATGTATTCCTTTTCCAACACTATCTGTAGGAGATGTAATTAATGGATGGTTATCTCCAGAAGAAGGCGTTGCAAGTGCAACAATAACTTCTATAACAGGAACAACAGTTACAATAGCTCCTACATCAGGAGATTGGACTGGTGTTTCTGTATTTTTTATAGAGAATAATAAATCTTGTTTATTTGTAACAACAGCTCCTATTACAACAGTTAGTATACTCCTTACACCAGATCCTATATGTTTTGATTTTGATAGTCTTCTTGGATTTGGTGTATATTTAAATACATTAATGCAAGCTACAGATGGTTTGATTTATGGAACGTTACAATCACACAAGGAGTATGATGGGCAATTGTTTTCTATGGACCCTGTTACAGAGCAAGTGACGATATTGTTTACTTTTGATGATACTGCTACGTATGGTAGTAATCCTAGTTCAGGACTTGTTGAAATAGCAGGAGAATTATATGGTACATGTAATGCTGGTGGTAATGATGGTGTTGGAACTATATGGAAATGGAATATAGCAACAAATACATTCACTGTATTACATTCTATAGATAATGATAATGATGAAGGAGCATATCCTTATGGAACATTATTATATACAGGAGGACTTTTATATGGAACTTGTAATGGTGGTGGAGCTAATGATTTTGGAACATTATTTGAATTTGATCCAATAGCTGTAACATATACAGTGTTATTGCAAATGGGTGATAATGAAGATATTCAATATCCACAAGGACCATTAGTAGAAGTTATTCCTGGAGAATTGTGGGGAACTTCTACTAATGGTGGAACTAATGATAGTGGTACAGTGTTCAAATATATACTTAGTTCAGGAATTGATGAGATAGTTGTAAACCTTGACGATGTTTCTGTATCAGGAGAATACATAGGTGCTAGTGGAGGAGTGATGTTAGCCAGTGATGGTAATGTGTATTTTAATACAATTAATGGTGGTGATGATAAAAATGGAACATTGTGTCAAATTACAGATATTTCTACTATCCCAGTATTAAGTATTGTTCATAGCTTTGATATTAATTATGGATATGGAAAAGCTGTATGCCCTATAGAAATTGCTGGTAATTTGTATGGATGTACAAATAATTCAAATGAGGAGCCTACAGGTTGTACTTCTCCAGTTGGAAGTATTTACAAATATGATCTTAGTGTAGGTATATTTACAACATTGCACGCATTTGATGCTCCAACTGATGGGGGTTCTCCTACTTTAGGACAACTTCTTCCTATTGTAGATGTATTGTATGGAATGACAAATCTACCAAAACTACCAGACTGTCCTACAGATCAATATGGACAAATATTCAAATACAACATCACAACAGATGTATATACAAATGTTCAAGCTTTAGGAGTTCCTGTTTCTTCTCCTGCTGAGGTGGCAACATCTATTTGTGAAAGTATTGTAGATCCTGGATATACATGTACTACAGTGGGTGGATGTCTTTTTGTTTCAGGAACACAGTTTGGAAACGAAGCAGGTCAAACATTAGTGATTAGAACTATTGTTACGTTTGAAGGTAATTTAAATGCATGTACACCACCTGTTCCTGGAGATATTATATATGATGATGCTACAGGCAATTTAATAGGAACTGTTCTTAGCTTTAGTGGGGTTAATCCATATATAATGGAAGTGGAATTAGATGACAATGCTAATCCTGGATATGATCCTAATAGTGCTGGTTTTAATATTTATGTACAAGGGGATGGATGTGGTATTAAAGTTGAGCAAATAATAGGAACAATCATTGACTACACTGTTCAACCTTTTTCAGGAGGAAAAGAACCTGTTAACAGACCTTGTTATTACAATGCTACATATGATGTAATCACAGACTATCCTCTTTCACAACCACACACAAAAGCAGAAATAGACTATCTTGTAACTAACAACTTGTTAGTGCCAGGTGCATTCTATCACATCATGGATGTGGATTTATTCTTATATGGAGGAACAGAGATTGTTATACAAGCAAACAGTCATCATTCATTTAATGATACAGCAATGGGCTTGTTCTACAATCCTAGATATGATCAAGATGTATTAGGATATGGAATATATGATGCTTCTACAAGTTATTCACGAGGAGACACTGCTATATGGGGAGGACTTGTTATAACATTGGTTGGTGGTTCTGGTATGGGAAATACATCTGCATACAATTTAGAATATAACATATGGACATTCCCTGGTAAATTCAAAGTGTTTGTAAGTGATACATCATCTTTTGCTGGAGGAGATATTGTTTATGATCCTAATAATTCAAATAATTCAATGCTTATTACAGAAGTGGGAGCTGATTACATTATTGTATCATGCCCTCCTTTGTTCTTAGCATTTGCTCTACAACTTGATAATGGCACTGGTGCAGTTGATATCACATCTATAGAACTACACGAATCATTCTACAGCGATTTTATTTACAATGCTGTATGGGATGAAATCACATATGATTATGCACATGATTTCATTAGTTCTAGAAAAGACAATGTTGGAAATGCTGTAGAGCAATCTTGGAGCAGTTATGAACTTTATTATAATAATCCTATATACAGAGCTATTGCAGGATTCCAATGGGGTAATGAATATGCAAATAATATACCTGTTGAGGATTATGTTGGAATGTTTGCAAATAAAATAACTGATAGTTATGTAGAAGTTATTAATTTTAGAGGAAGATATTTTATTCAAAATGTATTTGATAGTTCTTTGTTTGTTGCTAATAATCTTAATGGACGTATAATTTTTCAAAGCAATGTTTTTATAAACAATTGTGAGATGAGAAATTGTAACTTTGTAGAAGCAACTAACTGTAGTTTTACTAATAATTATTTTAATAGTTCACTTTTACATACTTCAGAATTTGATGGTGGATCTTTTTATAACAATACATTAAACAACAGTATAGTTAATCAAGCAATTTTTAACTCTATTGATTTTATTAATAATGCTTTGAAAAGTTCAGAATTAGATCTATCAACACAAGTGGGAAGTATAGAACGTGTAAACTTTGATTATGTCACCTTAAATGATGACATATCTTTAGCTACAAGAATATATGAAAATACTTATAGCAAAGATGTTGTACAAGGTAGAGGTTTAGACAACTATATTAAATATGTAAGTAATACAGGTACATACGCAGTTGTTCTTGTAACAACATAATATTAAAAAATCGAATTATGATAAGTCGTGAAATAGGTTGGAGTAACCAAAACAATCTTACGTTTGGTATCATCAAACAAGTAAACAAAATACAGAAAGATGTGTGTTGTAATTGTAATATTACAACCACCACTACTAGTAGTACAAGTACAACAACTAGCACTAGTTCTAGTACCACAACAACTACTACAACATCTCCAGCTTAGATTATTGTTTCTAAAGCTGTAATATGATTATAGTATAACACCAAAACATAATAAACACACAACAATAAATTATAATAAACCAACTACATTATGAAAGATTTGAAATTTATCTGTGAAAAATGGCGAGATATAAAACAATTCGAAGGATATGAAGTTAGTAATTTAGGTATAGTTAGAGGAAAAGATAGACTTGTAAAAAGAAAAACTGGATCTTGTTTCATTAAAGGAAGAGAGTTAAAACAAATATTTAATAAAAAAGGATATCCTGAAGTTAGATTTCGTAAAAAAGGTTCTCATACTAGATTAGTTCATAGATTAGTTGCTGATGCATTTATATTAAATTGTAATAATAAATTACAAGTTAATCATATTGATGGTAACAAGCTAAATAATAAAGTAGATAATCTTGAATGGGTTAGCAATTCAGAAAATCAATTACATGCTTATAGATTAGGATTGCAACCTAGTAGAGCTGGTGAAAAAAATAATAAAGCTAAAATTACAGATTCACAAGTTACACAAATTAAACTTTCTTATAACCTAGGAAAAAGTATCTTTGAAGTTTCAAAAGAAACAGGGATATCTTTAGGAATTATTAGAGATATAATTTATCTGAGAACTTGGAAGTCAAATAAAACCTCTATTTTAAAGAGGGATGATAGAAGTAAAACCAAAAAACCAATATTATGCGAGAATTAAAATTTTTATCCTGTCAGCCAGATGACACTTATTACACATGGCAAGTACACCTTTGGTTAGAAAGCTTAAGAGAAATAGGACATTCAGATAAAGCCATCGTGCTTATTTTTATTCCTAGTTACAGAGAACAAAATAAGAAGTGGGACCAAATTATAAGTCTATATCCAGAAGCTGAATTCAACTTCTATAAAGATGTAGACAACGTAAGTCAATTATTAGGAATATACATTCCTGTTCTTCGTCCTTACGTTCTTTGGAAATACTTTAAAGAGCATCCTGAAATGAGCGATAAAGCAGTATTTTATTGTGATTCTGATATTCTCTTTACACAGGAATTTAGTCTTGATAAGTTCTTAGAAGATGATGTATGTTATCTTTCAGATACAAACAGTTACATTAGTGCTAAGTATTTTGACAGTAAGATTAATCAGGTGTTACCTGAGAAACTAGAAGAATACAAAACAAGAGATATTCTTGGTGAGATGGCAAGTGTTATTGGTATATCAAGAGAAATTGCAGAAGCAAACAATGATCATTCAGGAGGAGCACAATACTTCTTGAAAAACGTAGATGGAGACTTCTGGAGTAAAGTGATGAATGATTGTATTCTTATAAGAACCTATTTACAAAAAGTGAATAGAGAATTCTTTAAAGATGAGAATGCAGGGTATCAAAGTTGGTGCGCAGACATGTGGGCTGTTCTTTGGAACCTGTGGTTTAGAGAACAAGAAACTAAAGTGGTTCCAGAACTAGCATTTGCTTGGGCATCTGATCCACTTATAAAATTAGAATCACATTCGATTCTACATAATGCAGGAATAACAGGAACAGTGATGGGAGACCATCCATGTTTCTATAAAGGGAAATATCATACAGGACAAGATCCTATGTTAGATCCACATTTAGATGTAGTGTTGAATGATGAGAAATCAAAAACAAGATGCACATGGTATTATGCCAGCAAACTAAATTTATTAAAACATAAATATAAACTTAATTACTAAAAATTATGACACCAAACAAACGTGACTTAAAAGCGTATTCTCGCTTTGATGGAACTGGACGCATTGTCCCAGGAAGCACTGTGCTTAGACGTAACAAGCCTAAAGTAGGAACTTGGATAGAAACTCAAGCATATGAATGCTGTGTACCTCCAACATGCCCTGAACCTCTTATTATGGAGATTCTTCCTTCTGAAGGATTCTTTGAATTTGGAATGAGATCTTCTTCTACTAATACAGTGAGAGGTACAATTGACTGGGGTGATGGAACCACAGAATCATTTAACTTTACAGGTGTATCTTCTACATCTTATATATCACATAATTATTCATCTCCTGATTATATTCCTCAAACTGTAAGAGTAACCTTTACTAGTGTATCAGGATTCAGAAGACTTGAAATTGGAGATGGTAATATTGTAGGAACATTGTTATCTGTAACCAACTTACCTACAGTTTTTGCAGGAAGTTCTATTGAACAAGTAGATGCTGATGGTACAAACATTCAATCTTTAGATGTATCTAATCTACCTATCATAGAATTATATGCTCTTGAATGTTCTAATCTTACTTACTTGAATGTACAAGGATGTACAAGTTTAGATAACACTGAATTATATAGTGATAACTTTACTGCTCTAGATTTCTCAGGATGTGCGTCTTTAGTAACTGCCACTGTTTATGAAAATTATAATTTATCTACACTTATTATTGATGATTGTGATTCTTTAAATTATCTTGAAGCAACTGATTGTGATTTAAATGCTTCAGCAGTTAATTACATCTTAGTAACATTAGATAACTTAGGTAATTTAAATGGAGATGTGTTTTTAAACAATAACCTTTCAGGAACTAATGCTGCTCCAACAGGAGCTGGTATTACAGCAAAAAATAATCTTATTGCTAAAGGTTGGCAAGTAATAACAGAATAATTAATATTTAAAAAATAGAAATCATGGCAATACGTATATTGAGTGAAAAAGAACAAGAAGCTAAAGATCTTAGAGAAAAAACCATCTATGACTATGTCAAAGAAGGAAAGACTCGTGAAGAAGCAAAAGCAATTATAGAAGCTATTAAAAATCCTTCTAAAAAGAAATAAATTAGACCATGGCAACAAACAATAGACCTCTAAAAGCATATGTAAGATTTGATGGATCTGGCAGAATAGTTGCTGGAAGCTTAATTCTTAGAAAGCAAAAACCTAAAGTGGGTAAATGGCAGGAGATTCCTGCTTATGAGTGCTGTAATCCAACTAGTAGTACTAATTACAATGTAGCAGGATGTGAAAGAATGGAATACCATGTAATAACATATACTGGTGTAGGCATATTGCCTGAAGGTACTATTGTTAATAATGCTACTCCTGAATGTTGGTATATAGTTGATCAAACAACAGCCCCAGCAGATGTTGGAACTATTACATATGTATGGCCTACTCTTGGTGAATGTTCATTTTGTATAGATTCTCATACAACCACTACAACCACTACAGCTGCACCAACAACAACTACCACAACTACAGCACTTTAATCATGGCAAGAAATAACAATAACAAGCTAAAAGCTTTTGTACGTTTTGATGGTTCAGGACGTATTGTACCAAGTAGTTTAATTGTACAAGCATTTAAACCTGCTGTGGGTAATTATGTAGAGATAGATGCTAAGGAATGTTGTAACTATGTAGCACCAGATATTCTTCTTTTAGAAGATGGAGGATCATTGCTACAGGAAGACAATGGAGAAATTTTACTTTAACAATTTTAAAAATAACAAAAATGGCAAATAAAAAAATTAGTCAGCTCACAGCAGCTGCAGCTTTAACAGGAACAGAATTATTACCAATTGTACAAGGTGGGGTAACAGTACAAACAACAGCACAAGATGTTGCTGATTTAGGTGGTGGTGCACTTCCAGTATTAATAACTTATCCTGTTACCACTCCTGGTTCTGCAGGTACACGTTTTTGGTATCAAGGAAACGAGTGGCATTATATGACCCAAGATGAAATTGATTCAACAGGATGGACAGGATTAGTAAACGTAGGGTTTCCTGCACCTGTAAATAAAGTTAATGATGTAAGTTTGTTGCATGGATACAATGCTAAACAGAGATATGCTAATGTTGGTTTTCAAGGTTTGACGATTGTGGGGAATAGTGATTTAAATTTTTTAGGTTATGGAGCACCTCATTTGTTAATGAGTTATTTTGATAATAATCAAGTCTATAATATACAATCAATTAGAAATGCTAATTTATTAATTTCTTTAGAAAATATAGGAACATCGACAGCACTAGTTCTTCGTAGTAAGAACTTAACAGATATTGTTATAAATGATTTATTTACCCAATTACCATTAACAACAAAAATAGCAACTATTGATGTATCAACTAACCCAGGTTCTGCAACTTGTGATCCAACAATAGCAACTGCAAAAGGATACATTGTAGTAGTATAATATGAAACTATTTTCAGTAGCAATAGGAGAAAAATATGAGAAAGAAGCAGTGCGTTTACAGCGCACTGTTAACCTTCCTATAGAAGTATTTATTAAATCTAATGATAAGTATATTGAAATAAACAAAGATCCACTAATTAATGGTCTTTGGCATAAATGTAATTTTGCTAATTATATTAATGAAGCAGATGGGTCTGTTATTTTTATGGATGCTGATATGTTCACACTAACTAAAGATTGTTTTAAAGATTTCAATGTAAAAGAAGATACTGATTTTGCTTATGTTCCTTATCAAGGTAAATGGCATTTTCCAGATATAATTCGTCAAGAAGCATTTAATCATCATGGACATAAAATCAATAGTGGTTTTATGTATTTTAGAAATTTAGAAATTGCTAAAGCTATTTGTACTAATTGGGCAGAAGAGTTTTTAAAAAGACCTTTACATTGGATTAAAAATGAATATGATGAATACGCTTTGATGATAGCTCTTATGAATATGAATTATAAAGTAGAGCTACTTGATAGTAAATGGAATGATTGGGAATTGGGTTTAACTTCGTTTGAAGAAAAATCACCTGACTCAATTTTAAATTCTACTTCAATATTTTTCCAATCACATGATTTTTTACATATAGACATAAAAATAGATAAATGAAACTCCCAATAATACCCTTAGATAAGGCAAACCATATTATATATGGACTTGTAATATACATCATAGCCAATTTGTTTGTTGAAAACATCTTGGCTTTTGGTGTAGTTGTACTATTTGGTGCAGGAAAAGAGTTGTACGATTACAAAAGTTATGGTAAATTTGATGTGTTAGATTTACTAGCAACTGTTTCTGCAGCATTACTATTAACAATTTTATATTAAAACAAACACAATGGCATTAAAATCTTTATTTCCTGAAGACATGATGAAATCATCAGGAGCAGAAATGACACTAGAAAGTGTAGCTGCAAAACTTACATATTTCCATGAGCAATTACATTTGTTGCATTGGCAAACTAAAAGTTATGCAGAACATCAAGCTCTTGGATCATTGTACGATTATGTACATGATTTTAAAGATGGTGTAATTGAAAAACTCATGGGCTATACAGGTAAGAGACCTTCTATATATAAGATTGAACCTCTTACAAATTGTACAGGTGCACAATGTGTATCAGACTTAATGAACTTTGCATCAGAACTAAAAATGTATGGAGAGAAAAACTCATTCCACGACATTTGCAATCTTGCAGATTCATTATCAGGAGAAGCAGCAAAAACAAAATATCTACTAACATTGTCATAGATGCAAGTGAATAAAAGATTCTTTCCAAAGGTGATGCAGGACAACGACACGTTGTATCTTGCACATCTTGAGGGAATCATAAACTCTGTAGATGAACTATCAAGTCTCGAAATAACAAAGAACACAAACTCTTACAGGTTTCGATTAGCACCAAGTCTCCCAAAGTATATTCCTATGCTTCTTGAGGAGATTTTAAAGTTCCACAACATGTTTAGAATAAAGCTTGATCTTTCTAAATCAATAAAAAGTTCTGGTACAATAGTATTTGAAATAACATTAAACGAAGAATAACAATGGCAACATTTATTAAAGCAGGTTTCTGGGAACAATTATGTAAACCTTGTAGAGGATATAAGGGATGGTTAAATTTAGATCAATTAATAACAAGTTTACTTCCTGCTCCTGCATATAGAGTTTATACAGCTCTTCTTACACAGAGTGGTACAAATGATCCAGTGCCCACTGTTGTTGACAATACGTTAGGTGGAGTACCAGTATGGACAAGAGCTGGAACAGCAGGAGCTTATGACATTACTTTAAATGGTGCGTTTCCAGTTAATAAGACATTAATCTTTTTAACTTTATATGGAACAGATGCTGATGGTCGTTATGTTTCTCAAGTAAACTATGCTGGATCTGCAAATAATAATGAGAGACGTATTGTAATTAAAAATGCAACAACAAATGCATTTGCTGATGGCATAGGTGCTCTTTCAACAATTGAAATCAGAGTATACAACTAATAAATAAAAGACATGCCTACATTTATAAAAACAGGATTTTGGGAACAACTTTGTGTTCCATGTAAAGGATACAAAGGTTGGCTTAATCTTGATGAACTCATTAAGAAGTTAGCTAGTACAGTGGTTGGTCCACAAGGTCCTCAAGGAATTCAAGGAGTTCAAGGCCCACAGGGTGTTGAAGGTCCACAAGGTATTCAGGGAGAAACAGGAGAACAAGGAACAGCAGGTAATTCTGTTACACTTCTTGGTTCATATGCAGACTTAGCAGCATTTAATGCTGGTGCAGGCTCTTTACCTGGAGCTAATATAGGTGATGCATGGATTCTTTTATCTGATGGTTCTCTAATGACATGGAATGGTACAGCATGGTTTGATGCTGGAGATATAAAAGGTCCTCAAGGTGATCAGGGAATACAAGGAATACAGGGACCACAGGGTGAACAAGGTATTCAAGGGGTGCAGGGAATTCAGGGTGTTGCAGGTGGATTTGGTTATTTAGGATCTTTCTATGATACAACAAACCAAACAGGAAATGCAGGAGATGTTCTTACAATGAACATTGGTAATTCAAATGTATGGAACAGTGGAGTGTCTATCACTTCTGGAAATAGAGTAACTATAGCTAATCCTGGTGTATATAATATACAATTTAGTGCACAGATGGTAAAAAATGCTGGTAACACTGCCACACATGCACACATTTGGTTATCACAAAATGGTCTTGATGTACCTATTAGTGCATCACAATTAGGTTTTCCTTCTAACTCTGTATATGTTGTAGCAGCATGGAACTTTTTCTTTAAAACTACAGTGGCTAATGAATATGTACAACTTAAATGGGAAATAAATAGTAATGTAAACAACGCAATATCAATAACATCAGCTGCAGCTTCAGGAACTGTTCCTGCTATTCCTGGTCTTATTGTAACAGTGAACCAAGTTGGCTAAAAATAAATTTGTATAAGTAGAAATACTTATATACATTTACTGATCATTTTAAAAACCAACACATTATGGCACAGTACGATCCAAACAAGAGATACTCTTGGGGACCTGAAGACAAATTTGAGTTAACTGGAGCTCAATTTGGTCTAGTATTAAACACATTGCGAAGCATTCTGAACACAGAAGAGGCTGCAAAAATTATTTTAGCACAACAAGCTAACGCTGCAATTGAAGCTGTAATGGCTGCTGCTGTAGAAGCTGACGTTGTTAAGGAAGCTCCAGCTGTTGACGCTCCTCCAATGGAGAAGTTGTAAAACACAATGTGTGGTTGGGTGATTAAGAACCACATATAGATAATCAAAGCACTTCTCTATGAGAATATACGAGCCAAAGAATAGAATAGATGTTATAACACCCAAGGGAGATGGGATAATACTTTTTGTGACTGATTATGGTCATGAGACAGATACCATCTATACAATTATACTAAACACTACAGGTGAGATGTGGCAATACACTCACAAAGATATAATCGTTAAACCTAATATAACATTTAAACGCTATGGCAACAATGAAAAAAGCAGCTCCTAAAGCTCAAAAAGGGAAATCAGTAATGAAAGCTTATGTAGATAAGTATAAAAACGAAGGTGGCATCTCTAACATGGATATAGCTAGAGATACATTAGGTGGAAGCAGCCCAAGAAATAATCAGTATAATGGAGGATTTGGTGGTGGACGTATGAGCCAAATGAAAGATTTACAAGCTGCTCATGATAAGAAGTTTGGAAAAAAATCAACCATTGATGAAAGAAAAACTGGTGGCCCTGTAAAAAAAGCACAAAATGGAATAGCAAAGTATTCTGATCCAAAACCTTTATTTGATAAAATAGAAAAAACAAAAGATTCTATTAGTACTGCTAGAAAAAAACTTGATGCAACAAAAGCAATTAAAAATAAAACTTTAAATAAAGCTTTAAAATCTAATATGAATAAAATAAAAACGATGAAGATGAAAAATGGTGGTTCTTTATCTGCACTTAGTGCATCTAACAAAAGAGATAAAGGCATCGATCCTAAAGGAGCATTTACAAAAGTTCAAAAGAAAACCTTAGCAGGTGCTAAAGGAAAAGCTACTCTTACTAAAGACAAACAACTTGGTGCTACAAAGATGGCTAAAAGAGGAATGTCTATTAAAAAGAAGTAATAATGGCCACTGATAAAAAATGGATGCAGAAAGCTGCAGCTTCTATCAAGAAGCGTGGCACTGCTGGTAAATGTACACCAATCACTAAACCTGGTTGTACTGGTAGAGCTCGCACCCTTGCAAAAACTTTTAAAGCAATAGCTAAGAAAAAGAAAAACAAATAATGAAGAGTTCTAATATTAGAAATGTTAGTAGAAGAGCTAAGCTTAGAGGAATTACAGTATCTGAACTTATTCTTATTGAACAAGAAAAACAGATAAAAATAGATCAAGGATTTAAATGGTGTAATTCATGTAAAGATTGGTTATTAAATTCAGAGTTTGGAAAAGCTCATTCATATTGTAAACAATGTTATAGAGATAGAAGTAACTCTAGATATGATTTAGATAAACAAAGATCCCATTTATTAAAAAAGAAGTATGGAATTACTTCTGATAGATATAATCAAATGTTATCTGAACAAAATCACAAATGTTACATTTGTCATATACATGAAGATAAACTAGATCGATCATTAGCTGTTGATCATTGTCATAAAACTGGAGAAGTAAGAGGACTATTATGTGGAAACTGTAATAGATTTCTTGGACAAATTGACGATAACATCAATACAGCAGAAAGATTACTAGAATATCTTAATAAATATAAAAACATTCAAGAAGATTGCTAAATCTAATAAAAGGAAATAATGTCTAAGATGAATCCTCAGAAAGCTACAGCATATGTAGGCCCTGGTGTACTACGCAAAGGTGGTAAGATTACTCCTGTTCCTAATGGTCCTCTTGTAAAAAAGAAAGGTCCATTCAAAGGAAGTACATTGAAGACTGGTGGTAGAGTGATTAAAAAAGCTCAGGAAGGAACTACACTAGATAAGATAAAGGAACAAACCAGACTTAGACAAAATCTTACAGATTTTAGAAAGAAAGTTGGTAGTACACCACTCACTCCTCAATTACGTAGAGAAAAAGATTCTCTTACAGGTTTATTGAAAAACTTTTCTACAAATCAAAGAGTACAAGCTACAGGACTCACTCCTGCACAATTAGCTGCTAATGATGCTCAAGCACAAAAAGAAGCTGCAAGAAAACCTGATGTAGTAGATGAGAGCTGTCAAAAAAGAGGTCTTCCTACTAGTGGTGGAGGATGTTCTGGATCAGCAAGAAAAAATGCAAAAAGATTGAAAGACGAAAGAAATAGAAAAAATGGTGGAACTATTGCAAAAGCTAAGTCTGGTG